TTTCAGGAATTAAAAATCCATATGATGTTTTACCTTCTCGTTTTGTAAATGATAAAACCACATTCGTTTCGTCTTGTCTTCTAGAAAGAATTAAAAAACGTGTGTATGTTTTATACTGTAATTCTCGTCTAATTGTATTAGACAAATCTGTATCTAATGTTAAGACTAATTTACCCGAACTTGTATCTGCTTTTAAAATTCTTGTTTCTATATAAGTACCATCAGATAAATAAAGAATAGCAATATCAAAAGGCTGAATTAAGAATGGATAATCAACATCTCCATAATTTGCTGTTCCTGCATATAAACTATTTTGGTTTTGGCCTGTTGGGTTAGGTACAAACACATATTGACCTCCATAAAACCCACTAACACCAGTAGACATTACAATTTCATTAGCATTTATTGTTCCTGAACCTGAGAAATATTGTAAGGGGGTGCTAGAATAACCTACTGAAGCAGCAAGTGAATTTACTTTTAGATTTCCTGCTCCTATTGAGGCAGTAAAATTACTAACTGTATTCCCCTTCATTTGAAACTTAAATATTAATTTTTCTCCTGCGTTTAAATTAACTGAGGGGACATTAATATTAAAAGTTGTATTTGTTACTTCTTGTGCCATTTATTATGTTTAGCTATTATAGAAGTCACAGTTATTATCTACAACTACTGTTAATTGTGTTCCTCCGATAGTTAATATACTACCATTAGTAGCATATTGACCGTTTATTACTAAATATGATCCCTTAATATAGTTAGTAGTAGATATTCCCATTGGAGTATTACCTAATACATCACCACTAGTTGTACCAGCAGTAATAGTTAAACTATTTCCAACATTTATATTATCATCTTCACTATTTGTATTACAAGTATTACCAGAATATCCTGTAACAAAGGCAGAACTAATAACAACATCAGTTGATGAAATTGCTTCGGTTAATGAAAAATAAAATCTACCCTGATTGTAATAGGTAAAATATAAGGTTGAAGTAGCTGGGTCGCCAGCTACAAAATATTGTTTATCTTCTGTTATTAGAGTTTCAACACCTCCAACACTTTTATATACTTGTAAAGACCATGTAGCTTCGTTTACTGGTATTGTTGATACTTCATATGTAAATGGAAAAGAAACATTAATAGCATGGTTGCCAGTTTCTTGAATAGAATATGAAGCAAATGAAGTTGCATCACCTGCTTTAAAATAAGCTCCACCTTCAATTATTTGATCAAAAACTCTAGGAACAAAATTACCACTTCCACTAAAAGGGTATGCATCATTTCCAGCCCCACTACCACTAATAGTAAAGTTTGGAGACAAAGAGTTACGAGCATTAGCTGTATAAGCATTTTGAGTACCTGTATTTTGAAACCATATTGGATCATCAGATGCAGTTGAACCAAAATATAATATTGGAGCATAAGTATATCCACTATCGTATACTATTTTTTCTCCATCCGTTGATTTTTGATTAGTATAAAGCTGGTTATTGAATTGGGAAATGCTACCTGTATCTCCAGATATAAAAGTATTTTGTACTTCTTGCCAATGGGAATTTCTAAGATTTAATTCTGTAAAATTACCTTCTTTATCTACAAGATATTTTAATACAGCATTATTACGGTTTGGTAAAAATCTACTAGCTACTACTTCAGTAAATAAACCTAATTTAAGTACATTTACATCTATAGCAGCTGTTTTACCATATGATATATCTCCTGGGGTGTAAGTATTATATAAAGCACTTGATAATTTTACTCCTTCATAGCGAGATAATTGATGTGTTTTTAAAGTCTCATATGAATCTTGTAATTCGGCTGATGTTAATATAAAACTAGTTGTACCAAATATGTATTGAACATCTTGTCTATTTCTAGAAATTAAACTGCTAGAAACATTGTTTAACATTACATCAAAATCAGTATGTTTAAAAGCATATATATTTGCTGCTGTTAAACTTGCAGACGGTAAAAGATATGGATTAAAAGTACCCGTTACAAAGTAATTGTAAGTATTAATTAAACTACCTGTGATAACACCTGTATAATATCCTACTCTACTCCCTGTTAGTCCATTATATATGTCTGTATATTCAGTTCCAATTGTAGGTCCAGCTATACTTCCACTTGGAACATCCATTTTGGATGTTTTATTTGGATTAGCATAAACCCATTTATTTCTTTCAAGTATTGGAGAAGAAATAGTCACACCAGTTGATAAACTTGTCCTTGCAGGAACAAAATCCTGCAACATTTTAAACAATGAATTATCAAAAAATTGAATTAAACGAATAAAACTATTATAATCAGTTGCTGCTAAAGATCCACTTGATACAGAAGCAGTATAAGGTAATTGTGATGAACTAAGAGGAGTTAAATATAGTTGACGTTGAACTTCTAAAGTTTCATATGAACTACTATATTGATATCTAGGATCACCTATATAATCATCTAAACTCCAAGTAGGATTAACAGCTACTATAGAAGCAGAAACAAATACATCTATTTTATCTTGTGGAGAAAATGAAATATCCACATATTGTAAGTCATTTGTTCTAAAATTAGAAGGATTTGTTGGTAAAGATTGTAATTTTACATAAGGTGACAATACACTAGCAGTAGTATAAACATCTACTGTTCTTCCTACTATGCTTCCTGTTACAATTCTTACTTTATCTGTATTATATTCGTCTAATGTATTAGACTTTAAATATCCTCCATATTCTTTAACAGGTAATACACTACTTGTTATACCAAAAGTTGATACTAAGGTTTGTAAACCATAAGTAGTGCCTTTAGTTTTAGAAAGTAAAGCTAAATTATGATAAATACGTTTATAAGACTCAGCAAGTAAATCTTTACGTGGAATTGTATTTAAATAAGAACCAGTATAAGTAAAGTTATTATCCCAATTTGCACTACCACTATTTCCTATTAAATAATCAACATTATCTACATTACCATACTGGTTGTATAGCTTGGTGCCTAATGATTCAAGTACATAATATACTAAATCTTTAGAAACACCTTTTTCAAGATTATTATTTGCTAAATTAATATCGGTAATTGCTTGTAAATAAATCCATACATTATCAAAATAATGACCAACCATATCTAAAAAAGTTAGATAAGGTTCATTATTTTCATCGTCTTTAATAAAAGAAGGAACAGTAAAAGTTAATCTATTTTGATTATTATTATCATAATCAAAAGCACTAGCTGTAGCCCAATTATACCATTCTACTACTTTAGCTGAAGAGGTAGATAATAAAGGATAAGGTAATAGAGACCCTGTCTTAGGGTAAGGAGTAATGTTATATTCTAAAGAAGAAGTTAAAGTAGAACCACTTTCAAAATACAAATAATATTCAAACCCATCAAACCCCGCTACTATAGTATTAATACTTGCTGTAGCTAAATTTAAATCAGTAATCATATTAGGATATAATGAAGAAGAAATTGTATATTGAACAATATCCTTATTATAATCCTCAATCTTTTTTACTTTATCATAAAAATTCTTAACTCGTTTTTCAGCTGAGCTAAAAAAGGTAAAATTATTAAAATCAAAATAATCAACATTTATATCAACACTTTGAGAAATCATTAGATTTAAAAGTTGTTGATAAGAAGATGTAGACATGTTTTGTACACTATTTATCAAACTACTAAAGTTTTGATAAGGTGTAGCTACGTTATTTTGATTAGGAATATCTATACTAAAATTAGGTCCTCTTAATTGAGAAGAAGGAGGAGATAATATAAGTTTATCTAAATTAATATCAAAAACATATGGATTAATTTTTTCTCTTACAATCCATAATGTTGATTTTTCCTGTATATTTGTAGGTAAAGGTTCGTATAATTTTAATAATATTTCATATCCTGATTCAACTTTATTAAGAGCAACATTTACAGCAGTTACTTGAATATTATTACCAAAATTAACTAAATAATCAACAAAATAGGCAGAACTTGTAGCTTCATTTATTAATGATAATGATCCGCTTTCAATTTGTTCATTAGTTAAAATAGTAGAACCAATTCTTAATTCAGTTCTATCAGCTGATATTTCTTTTAAAAATAAATCTGCTGAGGGGGAAGAAATTTTATTGTTGAAAAAATTATATTGTACCTTAAATTCTCCTGAAGAGTAGTTAAGATTTTTAAGATCATTGACAGGGTCAATTTCTATAATTGGTAAAGATCCACTAACTGGATCTATATATGAAGTTGAAGGTAATTTAAAATTCCTATAGTTATAATTAAGATTTAATAAATTACCTCCTATATCATAAACAAAATATTCAATATAGTCATTAGTTTGACCAAAATCTTCTTTTAAATTAAACGGAACAAGTAAGTTAAGATCCTCTTGAGCATAACGAGATACTTGTTGAGTATTAAATATTTCACCTACTATTTTAATATTATTAGCCATTATCTTCCTGTTGCTCTAGTTAATTCATTAATAGTTGTTTGAGCATCAAGTACTTGTTGTCTTAATGATGTAATCTCATTTAATAATGCTTGAATATCATCTTGACTAATACTTACACCCAAATAATCTGCTTCACGTTGTAAAATATATTGATGTGAATTAATATCTCCTTCTTTTGGAATTTGATAAAATAATTGATCGTATAAATCAAAAAAATCATCAACAGTAAAAACAGGAACATCTTCATCAGCTCCTTGATTTAGAAACTGAGTGAATTGAGTGTTAATTACTCTAGTATATTTATCTTTATTAAATACAGTTTTTTGTACTGGTATTTGAGACATTATCTTACAACTTTAAAAATATAATTTTGATCTGTTACTACAACTTCTCCATCAGCTAATACAGACTTAATAAGAAATTTATAATAACGCTCAGGTTCTAATCCATTCATATATACATCAAAATAACTACCACTTGCGTCACAGCTAATTTTAGTATAGTTTGTATCGTAATCTACGACAATTTCTTCAGTATCCAAATCTTTTATTGACCAATATGAAGAAGAAGGTAATGCTTTATAGTTTGCAAAACTTAATACAGTTCTAAAAGCTACTGATGGATATAGATCACGTACTTTTACTCTTAAACGTTGTACTGAATCTTGTTGGTATTCTGCTTTGTTATTATTTACAACAAGATTAAAATAGCTAGAAGTAACCACAGTTAAACTACCTGGATTAAATACTGAATCGTTCCATCTAATTTCTAAGGCAGGTGGATATATAGTATGGGTAGTATCTGAAAAGTATTTTGTTTCAAATTTAGAAGCTGTTGTAAATTCTATTGATGAGGAATGTTTTAAAATAAACCCATTATTAGATATAGAACCACTATACCATGCTTTTACAGTATTTGAAACTTTCATTTCTATATCTTTAGTAGATATAAAAGTAAAAGATTGAGTTGCTTGATATAATGAACTACTATACCAAGTACCGCCACCAATAGTGTTATTATATGACCCCGTTATAAGTGGAGGAAAACTACCTTGTATCCATAAATTACTTCCTGATTGATTGGTATATTCCCAACTCACACCATCAGTAATAGCTGGGGAATCACCTAATCGGCCTGTTCCTTGATTCCAACTAGCTGCTATAGGATGACAAAATATAGTATAATTTAAAGGAATTTGAGAAGCATCAGCTAAATATACTTTAAGATAAGCATCAAAAGAACTAGTACCAACTTTATTTTGAATAATATCTACTATTTCACTTGATGGAAATTGTATTAAAGGTCGTGATACTTCACTAGTACCATCGATGGATTCGTATGTACTAAGTTCTAAAATTTCATCCAATCCTGTATTTAAAGCAGGATAAAATGAATAAAGAGTTGCACTCTTTTCGGGGAATATTTTGTAAATGGCCATAATTAGTAATTACTACATATAAATATGGTAACTACTAAATTGTTTTACGCCAATAAGTGATAATATTCTTTAAAATGTTTTTGACGATCAGCTAAACCAATTGTACCACCGTTAACACATTTAGTAACGGCTAATACAGAAGCATCAGAAGCATCTTTACATTTAGCTAAACAGTTCTTACTAAAGAACCAAGCGGCAGATAATAACGGATATTTGGTTGCAACTAAATCAGGGTTAGCAGCAATATCAACACCTATTGATTTACCAAAAGCTGTGTAGTTTTGCTTACCTGTTAATTGAATGAAACCACGACCACGGAATTTGTAACCTTCACCTGATGCTTCATCACCATTGCCCATGCGAGATGCGTAAACACGGTTAGCGATTTTTTCAGGCTTACGTTGATATGATTCAGCTAAAGTTTGTGTTGGGAAATATTTTTTAAATATACCCAATAAACCCTTAGCACTATAATTTAAATTTTCATTTACAACTTTAAAACCAGCTGATTCATGACCACATTGTGATAAAAAGTGGGCTAATTCTACAGGAGTATCAATACCAAATGTTTTCATTACATCTGGAATTTGGGAAATGACATTATCAGGAATATGACCCTTTAATTTTTCTAAATTCATACTTTATGGTTTATTATAAATATTATTGAACTACTACTCTACCTTGGACATCTGTGTTAGGATATCTAACTTCAAATATTGCAGGATCCATAGAAGGATAAATATTTCCATTTCTAGTAGCACCTGCTATATCATATCCATATTGAGAATATGTTACTCCTGTAGGATCTTGTTTATTAACTATTTCAAGTTTAACTACAGATTGAACACCTTTAATTTGAAGAAGCTTAGCAGTAATGTCTGATAATATAATTGGTTGGTTAATTTGCCACTTATCTATATTGAAATAATCTTTTAAAGTATTAACACAATTAGTTAATATATCTTTATTACTATATCCACTTAGTATTGTAACATCAAAATTAATACCAATATTGATGTAATAAGCATCTCTAATATTAATAGCATCAGTAACCATTCTATACTGATTGATATAGGTTACTAAATTATTTTTTAATGAATTAGAAGCTTCTACTAATTGTTTATTAGTATTATATGATAGAACATATAAATCTAAAGTTAAAGGATTATTATTTTGAGTAAAAGCTACGGTTTGTTGAGGAGTTTTATTTATTTCTTGAGAAATATAAGCCTTAGCTATAGCACCATAATCAGAAGGCATTGACAATGCTCTAACAATATAATCTTCTTTAGTTACTGCTCTTAACTGAGTCGAATAAGCATAAAGAGCATTTTGACGAATTTCTTCAGTTGTATCACCATTTCTACCTCCTGAAGATGGGAATGGGTTTGATGAAACGACACTTCCCAAAACAGAAGCAGATAAAGGACCAGGTGTATTTTTAAAGTAAACTCCTGTTGTATCTATTGCAGTAATATCGTTAGCAGGAACATTTGAATTTATTCCTCCTCCTGTAAGATATCTTACTGTTAAAGATCCTGAAGGTATTAATCCATATTCTTGAGTAAAGAATATAGATGCTTCATTATAATTACTAGTTAAATTTGAAATACCAGGTACAGATCCTGCTTGAATATTTTCAGGAGTAGGTATAATTTGAGAATCAGTTTTATTATTAGTTAAACCAGCACCAAACTCTAACTGCAAAGTATTATCTGAAAGTATTCTAGATACATAGCGTCTTGGAACTCTTTGTAATTGTAATAAATAAGGTACTTGGTCTGTAGTAAAGTTAGGATTAGCTATTTTTTGAAATATTGAAGATTGAGCTAAATAGGGAACTTCATACCAAAAATTACCATCACTACCCGTAACATTCAATATTTGCAATATGTTACTATCAGTAATAGTAGCAGTTGTAAACTTTTGATTAGGAATAGTATTAATAACAGTTTCTTTTATTTCAGCTGAAATTGCGGGAACTTGTTTTTTAAATAGATAATAATCTGAATTGACAAATGTAATTTCAGCACTACTTGTAACAGTAAAATCAACAGTTTGAGTAGTTAAAAATTTAACTCCGGTTGATGTTGAAGTTAAAATTGTATTAGATGGTATAATAAGACCATATGTGTTATAATCAGGTGTAGTAATTCCTCCGTTAGTAATAGAAGGAACTAATTGGTATACATCAACTATTGTATTAGAAGCATATGTTGATTTGGGACGGTAACCCATAACATATGACATTGCATATAAATTTTCCTTTTCTTTAGCGTATAATAGAAAATTTTCTTGTACTTGAGTATCTAAATAAAATGACATTACATCACCAACGTATGATGCCATTTCAATAAACATATTTCCTGGGGTTGCTTCTGAAAAGTCGTTATATGTTGTTGGAAAATAAGTTTTTGCATATTGTTGCAACGTTGACTTAAAATCAGGAAACGTTTTATTTAGATACGATATGTTTATGTCTTCACTATTAGCCATTATTAATTAAATTGTACTGTTACTTGATCGGGAGAACTTGATATGTTTATTATATAATCAATATATAAAGCAATAGTATTATAGTCAGTGTTAGGAATTACTCTAATATTTGTTACAGTAATTTCAGGTACAAACATAGATATACTTTCTATTAAACTATTAATTAATAACTCTATATTATCTTCATTAATGCCTTCAAATATAAATCTTTTTAAATTACAACCAAATATAGGATTCATCACACGCTCACCTACATCAGTTAATAATAAATTAACTAAATTAGACTTAATTTGATCTTTAGTAGTATAAGTACTATTGAATACACCAGGTCCATTAAAAGGTAACGATACCCCAATTGCAATATTTTTCTGTAAATCTAACGGATTTACACGTATTGTTTGAGGTATTGGCATATTATCCTAAATTTCTTAATCCTGATAAGTCTTGAGCAGTCATGTTAGCTCCTGCATCTTCAATAAAAGCCATAAATGGATTGTCTGCTTTAGGATCAACCTTTAATTGTGGTTGAGATTGAGGCACATCATATCCAAACATAGCTCCCATTTTACTACACACCAATTTCTTCACGAACTGCTTCGCGAACCGCTTCTTTAATTAAATTTTTAAATAATTTTGCGTTCATAATTATAAATATTTTATCCTTGTAAGTTTCGTTGATCAATAACTAGCTTTAACTGATCTACTAAATCGTTTGGGTCTAATGTAAATGATAGTTCACTTTTTAATACTTCTACACCATCACGATCAATAGCTACTGCATAACGACGTTTATTACCTTTTACAATAAATGCTTGATTTTCTTCTTCTTTAATTTGAAATTTAAATCCTTTATATGGAGGAAAATCGTTAACTCCTACTGGGGAGAAAAAGTTTGTTAATGATGTTAGTTGTTGTTCATTTAAATTAGTCAATGATTTATCTGTTAAATTTTGGCTAATATCTTTTAATCTTAATATCAATTCCTCTAACTTTATGATTTCATTTTCTAAAGATATAGTAGCTATAGATAATACTATATTTAGAGCAGATATTAATTTTTGAGCTTTTTCTAATGTTTTAACTATCCTAACTATTAAATTTACAGGTATACCAATACCAGGAGGTACTGCTGTTGGTAAAGGAATTGCTGATAATATACTAACAATAGCATTAAATATAGTAATATACAAATTTATTTGGCTTATTGTTTGTTGCAAAGAGGTTAATTTCCCAATACTATTATTTATTAAAGAAATGGTATTATTTCTTAAATTAGTAGCAATAACTATTTGTTCTGGGGTTTCTGCTTGATCTATGTATACATTTATCTGATCAACTAAAACTTCTAATTTGGATCTTTGAGATATTACTGATGCAAATCTGTTTGAAAGTTGAAGAGCTATAATAGGTGCTAAAGTTTTAGCAGCATTTTTAGCTACTTTTTTAGCTAAATCTCTTCTTGCTTTAGTTCTTTCAGCTTTATTTCTAGCTTTTCTTTTTGCTTTTCTAGCTTTTCTTTTATTAATATTTTCTTTTATTTTTCTATAAGGATCTTTTATAATATTAGCTAAATCTTCTTTAAGTTTAGCTTCTAGTTTATCTAAATCTTTTAATTTTTGATCCCTAGATTTTTCTGCTATAGCTACAGATTCGTCATATTTTTTTTGAGATATTTGTTTTTCTTTTAAAAGAATATCTAAACGCTTTAATTCAGTATTATAATCAGACCAAACTTTAGCTTTTAATAATATAATATCTTGTATTTGATTTTTTAATTGTTCTGCTTTACCTAAAGCAACAGATATAACTTTTTCTTTAGCTTGGTCTTTTAATTGTTCACCAAAAGTTTTAATAGCTGTAGATGAAGAAACGGTTTTTAAAATATCAGGAGAAATAACAGACGATATGTTTATATTATTTGCCATTAAGCTGTAAAATTTTGTCTTGATAAAATCCCATCTATAGCATCTGTTACTCTATCTAAATCATTTAATAAACTACTAGCAGCATTATTTATATCAATAGCAGGTGCCCCTTCAGGACTACCTATAACCGTTGATAATGCTGCTCCAAAACTATATAAACTATCTACTAATGTTTCTAATAAATCTGCTGTTTTATTTCCTAATACTAAAGGTTCAGTTGGCAATTGATTATTAACTGTACCCAAAAATACTGTATTAGTATTTAAATGTACTCTTTCTACAGCATTTAAGTTAATAATATTATTAGTATTTATTTCTACATTTGTTGTAGCAAAAATCATTACTTCATCCTTTTTAGAATTTAAAGTAATTCTATCAGCATTGAATATAACCTGAGAGTTAAAGTAATCAGGAGCATTTAATGGATTAGTTAGTGGATTTAAAGTTCCTGTTCTATTTGTTTGTAAAGGTAATTTTTGAGTTGTAGTCAAATAAATAGAAGAAGAATCATTATTTATTTGTTCTACATAATAACTTTGAGAAGTAAAACTTAATCCTGTTGTTATTAAAGTTATAGGACTATCTTCAGTTCCTATAGAACTCCATTCATTTAAATTACTATATAATTTTGTAGTTGAACTAAATCTTATTGCAGATCCTTGTCTACCTTGAATTATATAATCTCCCTCAAAAGGTAAAAGAGTTTTAATATTGGGATTTTCAACAAAAGTAATTCCTAAATTATCTTTATCTTTAGCAGGTTGAGAATTTTGTTGTTGATTACCCCATAAATTAATTACACTAATATAATACTTTTGAGATGAAGCTGATGTGTCTTGAGAAGCAGCTGAGGGTAAATCTTCAAGGTATACTAATTCACCTAATACTGGGTAGTATTGAAATTGAGGATAAAGAGGTTTTGCAATTTTACAGGCATCTAAAAAAGTATTTGTTGGGTTGCCAGAAATATTTTTAGCCTGGTCATAGTCTAAATAGAAAATAGATCCAATCCCATTTATACCTCCTGCTTTTTTAAACATATCAGGGGTTGGAGTATCAGGGGTAGTAACTACTCCATAAACTCTTCCTACCTGAACACTTTTAATTGGAACAGTAGTTGGTTTACCTATTGAAGATATAATCGGGGATAGATTTTCTCTTACTTTCATTTAGCTTGTTCTAATTGTACTATAGGTGCTTGATCAAGTAATTTTTGACCTTGTTCTTGTACTGCCTTTTGTTCTTCTAATAAAGCATTAATTTCGTCCATATTAATTAAATCCTGTCCTGTATTAGCGTTAACAGTTGCGGCACGTTGCGCGATAGCTGCCATTTTAATTAATTGTTCGTTATTTTTTACGTTAACATCAATTAAATCTTTAACAGTAGGCATTAACATTACAGCAGAACCCGCGTTAGATGTGGCCATTGGTTTCATTGTTTCAATGAATTCACCAATTTGTTTATCAATATCTTTATTATTTTTATGTATTTTTTTAAATAAGTCCGATAGGGACATACCATCAAATACTTGTACGTCGTCAAAATTAGCCATAATTGCGTTTACCAATAAATATAAATAATTAAATCTTTATATATCCGTGGTTATAGTATTCATTATATAGCTGGACGTATATAAGTTTAAGTTTTTTGATTATTTTAGTAATCTGAGGGGTAGATACGTCTGTTATTTCACGGATATAAATGTAAAGTGCTTTTTTGTTAAATATTTCTAATGTTTCACGTTTGCGGAATAATTCAACAATAGCATCTGCGGTTTGAGCGTCTTGTTTTTTGGGAAATAATCTGAATATATGAGTGTCTATATATTTGATATATTGATCTATAAAACTCATTTCATCAAATGCTTGTTCTATGTTTTTATCATTTTCATAGAGCATCATCTGTTCATCATCAGATTCATCTACATCAGCTTTTTCCTGGAGTTTCTTATAGTTGTTTTCGTTATAAACGATTAGATAACGTTTAGCAATAGTGCCAAAATAAGAGAATGCTTTACCTATAGTTGGGTTATATAAATGAAGTTTTTCAAGTAAAAATGTAATTACTTCATGTTTTAGTTC